GGCCAAAATGCCACTAAATGATGCATCTTGAACATATGCAGTTTGTGTAGTTGAATCTACAGACTTACCTGTAGTTGTTTTAATCCCAAAGTCTAGTGGAGTTTCGGAGAATCGTTGAACTTGAATCTGTGGTTGAATACCATCATACTGTAGATTTCGTGTAGCCTGTACAGAAGAACCACCAGCATATCCAGAAGCAGTTGCAGCAGTGGTAGTTACAGTAACAACATAAGAGTCTAAATCTACATCACTAATAACATGTGTTGTATTTAATTCTGCAGCTGGAATACCATTTACTGCTGCAGCTACACCACTTATAGTTACACGAGTACCAGATGGAACACCATGATCTTTGTGCCAGACACGAACTTTAGTTTGTCCATCTCTAGTTTCAAAAGGATTTGAGTCTAGTGTTTGTTTAGGAATCACATCATTAACAAACTCTACATTGGCAATAACTGAAGTATCAAATTTTGCACGATATAAAACAAATTTTAAATCTTGCGTTTGATCAGCTGTCCAAGTAGATGCGTTTTGTGATTTAAATAATGATCCAAGATATGGTTGTTCTGAAATTGTGCGAGCAGTTCCTGGCATTGTATCGCCGATCTGAGAAATCCACACTTTATAGTTATTTGAATCAGATGCTAGTACAATCGCATACTCTGTATTCTCTTGAACATATACAGGAGATGGGAAAACAAAAGATGTGGCAGTATCATATTTTGCTACAGAAACACCATCAAGTGTAACTGTATTGGCAGAAATATTAACTTGCTCTGGATTTAATTTAATACGAGAAAATGGCAATACTCGTTTTCCAGGATATCCATTCACGACCTCACGAATTTCTAATGTTACTGGAACATTAGCATCTTTAGTCGCAAAGAAAATATCTACCTTAGATAAGAAACATCCACCTTTTTGTTCAATTAAGAATGTTTGAGCAAGTGGATCCCACCATCCAGTATCACCAGCAACACGATCTGCAGTTTGTGTAATAACACGATTTTCTACTAATCGTTCTTCAACTAACTCAGCATTACGAACAGCATGAACAGTTTGTTGACGAGTTTCAAGCACACCCTCTGCACGATAATTCGCACGACCACGAGATGTAAAATCTCCAGTGGCAGTTGAAACATCAAGAAGTTTTAATTCACGAACACCAGTGCGGAATCTTAATGCATTTGTGTTTGGAATATTAAACAATAATTGTAAATTACCGTTAAAGTTTGATGTTAATGTTCCACCAAGAGATCCTGCTGTCACACTTCCGAATGTGCCTGTCTGAGTTGAAATAGAACCAGTCAATGTTTCACCAGAAGTAAATGTTCCTTGAATATTATGAACATATAATGCATATGCTACAGTGTCTGGATTATATTCTTTTCCAACAACTACAGCAGTAGCACCAGAACTAGATCCAGTAATTATGTCACCACGATTTAAACAGACTTGTGAATCTCCATTTATACGACGAGCGGTTGCAGCTGCTAAACCACCAACATTGGTAATATCATCAAACGCTTGATGAGTAGCTAATCTTGCTGCAGCAGTTGCTCCTGATGGAGTATAAACAATTTTTGCAGCAGGGGTGCAGTAATCACCAACAGAAATCTCATCAAAGTATGGATAAAAGCGAGTATTTGGTTTTAAACCTTTAACTTGTATTAATATATTTCGTGAACGAATATATGGTAGAGCAGCAGTAGATAAAACACGATCTGCAACTACTTGTCTATCAATTTTAGTAACTAGATTAGTTTTAACACCAGTTCTAGATTGACCCAATTCACGAGCAACTTGTGTAACTGTAATCTGACGAGCATTGGTATGAACACCCTCATTTGCAGCAGCACCAAAACGACGATTAAACTCTTCAACGCTTAATCTAACATCACCTCGACCAGAAGCCCATTCAGTTCCAGTTGTGAATCTTACACTTCCTGTATTTCTTGGTGCACCAGTCCAATTGGTTTGCCATGCATTCCAAACTGTACCCAAAACACCAGCTTTTTCAGCGATGTCTTTAATTGTGCTGTAGTTACCCTCAACATCAAGAACTAAATCTGGACGACGATCTATTTCAAACCAGTCGTCTGAAGATGGGTTAATTTTAACATCACCCAAGAAAGTAAATACTGCAAATGGGTTAATGTTTTCTAATCTTGATGCATATGGTTGTGTGATAATTGCCAAATTTTCTAACACTGGCATGGTAATAACATCACCATATAATTTGTAATTTGCAGATGCTCTAGAACCGCTACTAGAATTTTTCTCTAATAGATTTATATTATTCATTGAGAAGAATGGACGAAGTTCTCCCCTTTCCATGTCAATAGAACATACATAATCTGGAGAAACAGTATTACCAGTATTATGACCAGTAAATCCATCTACTATAAATCCATTTTTAAATCTACTATCACCATTAGAGTCAATAACATCTAAAGACTCAGTCTGTTGTTCTAATAAAGATAATGATGTATAGTATTCTAAATTATCAATTCGTTTTTCAAGTTTACCGATATCACGCATTGTGTATCGTTTGTTGTCAATTCTATTAATTTGAACATTATTACTTAATGTCCCAAAAGTATATGGTTCTAATGTTAGATTATAAAGCACAAGCCCTAATGCTGGATCCAATGGATCTCCTGGGTTAAGTGATGATACTCCATCAATCGCAAAGAAATTTCCACCAAAGTCTATTGCAATTTTAGCCTTTCTTGCTAAGTGATAAGTGAAGTCTGTTGTTACATCGATACCACGCTTAGGCACTAATGATACAGAAGATCCAGTTCCAGAAAAACTAGTACCAGCATCATCAATTCTTGGACGGAAATCAATAACATCTCTTAATGCCTGCCCTTCAAAATATGGAATTGCTTTGTAATCTACATTGGCTGGATAAGAATTTACAGTAAAATAATCACCAGTTGAATGTGTAAAGTAATCATATGTTACTTCAATTGGTGCTTCTGGTGGAGCATAAGAATTCTTTAAGATAAGTCTTGCTTGATCGTAATGAGTATTTCGTTGTCCGTCATCCCATTCGTAACGATCTGAAATATCAATAGAATATGTTGCTCCTGGAGAAGCAAATGTTCCAGATTTCATTTTAACTGATACTAATCTATAACCATCAGCAAATCCCAATAATAAAGTAGAATTTTGAGCTGTTGCTTGAGTAGTAAATGTTGTAGTAGCAGAGGGGACTAATGTTTTAGTTTTTTCTGTTAGAGTAGAACCACTCTTATTACCAGCTGCAATAACCATCATTGATCTACCAGAATATGTAGAACCAAGATCAAATGTTACACTAGATCCTGATGGTGTAATTCCAGTAGGTAGCACAATAGCACCGCCAGCACCAGAATCATTATCAACAACAATATAATTATCTGTTTCAGCTGCAGAAGCCATGTTACCAGATGCTGTTGATACTGTTAATTGAGGTGAACCTGATACTGTTGCAGTGCCAGAAAACTTTTCATACACAGTGTAAACTGTATCGTTAGCAAGTAGTGCTGAACGAACATCTTTAATAGCATAGTATGATAATGGAAAAATTAAAGATGTATGCTCTGGTTCATTAATAGTAGTTGTAACTCTATCAAGAGTAGAACCAGTAATAGTAATTGATGAGTCAACAGTCATTGAAACTTGAGATGCAATCGCTGTAATACGACGCTTAGTTCCACCAAATGATACTACATCTCCAACAATAAAATCAGTTTGGAAAGAAGTACCAGTACCAGTGATTGTAGTAGAGGAAGAAGCTGTAGCTGATCCAACTAAACGAGTTAAAACTGGTTGAATATCAGCAGAGAAAGATAAATTTGCATCACTTGACACATTAAAGAAAAATGACTTAACTTTACGAGCAAAGTCAAAAGTGCCATTCATTTTAATATCAAATAAACCAAGTTTATATTGTGCAGTTTGAGTTCCAATAGTACCATTATGCCATTCCATTAAACGAACACGAGCAGTACCAACTGCTGTTGCACTTCCAGGAGCAGTTCCTACAGATGATGTTAATCTATCGTATAATGTCACTTCACCAAAAGTATCTACTGGTGGTAAACTATTAACATTAGTAACAAGCACATAGTTACCAACTGTGGCTGGAATAATAGCGTTTTCTACTTGAACATATTCACGAGATTTTGCAAGAGGAATATATTCAGTAGAAACTTTTTCAATTTCATATCCTTGAACATACGCTTTTCCTGGCTCTAAACCAATGGCAAGTTTTGCTTCGTTTGCTTGATTTGTACCAAGAGTATCTGCATTTCCTGGAGAATAAATTCCACGATTGTAGTAAGGATTTGTATTATATTCCCATTGAACACCAGTATTACCTGGACCATCATAAACTAAACCAACAGTATGAGTTGGTGGAACACTTGATGATGATGTAGCACTATTTCTAGCCACATATGTATTACCACCATTTGTTACAACATCGCCTATTAGATAAACACGACTAGATGTCCATGCACCACGATTATTATTACGATATTCACGAACATCAATTTCAAAATTCTTAGTAGTATAATCGCCAGACTCGTCATATGTACGACGAGCAAAAGTTTCTTCTAATACTGAATATTCTGTACGACGAGTTTCTTTTTTAATCTGCCCATCACCAGTACGAACCAACTCAATAAAATCTGTATCTTCAGTACTACCTTCAGTTAGTTTAGTTAATGTTGCAGTTATGCAGTAACGATGAGCACCTGGAGCAGCATAGTTAAATGAATTTTGAGCATTGTCAAATAATGTTTCGTCTTCTTCTGCAGTAACAATAGATTCTTCACATAACAAACCAACACGATAAGATGGAGTGTTAGTGTATTTGTCAAGAATAATAGTTTGTGGTTCAACAAGAACAAAGTGCCCTTTAATATAATAGACACCAAGAGTAATCGTTGCAATAGAACCAAACCCAGATGGATCTGAAGCTGCAGCTTGAACAGTATATGTAGTATCAACATCAGAAATAACATCACCAGCAGCAAATGTTTTTTCTGTAGTGCTAGTTCCAGAATTCTTATAACGAACAAAAAGTGTAGCTGGATCTGCACCAGAAGATTTGGCATAGTGAATAACTTCAGCCTGTAGACCAGTTGCGTTCTGAATCGTTAATCCGACAAACTCTTCAACCACTGTATCTGCATTAACTGATGCATATGCAGCTTCTAATTTAACATATCCAATTTTTGTATCAATCGCAGCCTGTCCAGGAATAACCATTGCACCTTCTTTAAATACATGGTCTCCGAAACGAGAAATTTGATTCTGCAGAATAGTCTGCATTTGAGTGAGTTCTCGTGCTTGAACTGCATAGGCTGGACGATAAAGAATTCGATAGAATTTTTTAGTTTCATCGAAGTCGTCATAATATGGTTCGGTATTAAAGTTAATAGCCATTCTTTATTCTTCTCTCGGTTAGTTCT